AGTTCCAGACCCTCGGCATCGCAGCCTACAAGTTTGTCACCTTCGTTAGCAGTCCAGACCTCGCGCATTCTTAGATCTTTCTTGTCCACCTGTGCAACATTCGGTGAGAAATGGGACATCCTGTGTGTCCTAGTTCCACACTGATTGACACGACCATGTATGCGACCACCCTTCTCCAACTTCATCCATGCGTTAGCACCCTCGGACACCTGACCTAACTGTTTACTGATACGCAGATAACGGTTTAGAGCAGCGGCTTCGGGGTAGATTAAGTTCTTGAGAGTGGACTCATTGATCTGTGGAATATTAGTAGGCGTCAGCTTTAGTGGTTGCCAATCTGAGTGGGCCTTACTAATACGATAGGTACATTGAGGACGCGAGCCGGGGTTGAATGGCTGAACAGTAATCTTGGTATACGGGATTCCCTTAGTAACACCACGACCCTTGTTGCTTACCTTGGGTGTGGTTACTTCTACTTGGTTCCATAACCGCAGCTTCCAATCCCACGTTCCCTTCTCTGGAATGATGACGGGTGGGAATATGTCCTTTAGGTTTTTCTCTATGTCAAACTTCTCACCTGAGAGTTCAATATAAAGTTCAGTTAGCTTTGGCATGTCTAACTTAAACCCATGTTGCTCCTGTAGATGGAGACAAAATGCGACCTTGTGTTCCAGCTTAATGGCGGGTCGCCAATCAACTTGCTTCTGCTTGAACCAACCCAGTAACTCTTGCTGCAATCGTTGGTAAACTTTAATAGTTACCAGCACATCTTGATTACAATAAGTTCCCATCATGGGATGCCACTGTGAGAAGTCTGAGAAGTCCATCTTAGGGAACCCAAGGTCTTCACCCCACGCTGCCAAGGCATGGGAACGTCTATCTGGGAACAGCATCTTAGATAGAACCAGCGTGTCATACACCTGTTCAAATCTAAGAGTGTTCGGTACGATCCTGTTGATCGCATGTAGGTCATAGCCTAGGCCATTGTGAAAAACTACGCGGTCTGCTGTAGCCAATCTCGCATAGCCTTCACTAAGCGGAGGGTAGCCCGGCTGGTCTGCATAGCATGTAATCTCTGAGGTCTTTGGATCACCTACTGACAAACACCAGTGGGTTGTAATGGTATCTAAGAGACCATCGGCCTCTAAATCTGCGATAAGAACATTCATATGAATCCTTGATTAAAATTTTCTACATGTTTTTAAAACGGAACATCGTCTGGATCGAAGTCAGTAAAGCCTGACGGTTTAATAAGTGACTCACTAACAGGAAGTAACCGACCAGTTATCAGGTTGAACTCATTCAAATCTGCCTCACCTAGGTCACCAAATTCTCTGTTCTTCAGTAGTCGAATACGGGACTGATCAGGGTTATCGCCCTGCTGGTCACGCTCAACAGCGATGATGTTGTCTGACAGTTGTTCAAGTGAGGCTGAGCCACGCATATCTTGTAGCGTTACTCGACCACCCTCGTTGTACGACTTGCGTCCACCGTCTGGTCTCTTTAGATGGGTGATAGCGATAAGGCCCACACCTGTCTGCTCAACCAGACCACGCAGTGCAGTCATCAACAAGTCAATGTCCTTCCTCTCCCCTTCACCGCTAGACTTCTGACCCGACACCACGATTGAAATGTGATCCAGTATTAGGAAGTCACACTCCAAAGAGGTAGCCATGTATTTAAGTTTGCTGATTAGGTTTGCGGAATCTATTGATCCAAAGTGGTCATAGAAGTATTGGCTGGACACAACAGAATCCAATGACTTTTGATAAGCCGCTGGAGTAATGCAGTTTGGTTCCTCACGCAGCCGACCTAGTGGCACGTTATTGTCGATAGCAATGTAACCGTGAGCAGTCTTGGTGTAAGACTCTTCAAGGAACACGTTGCCAACTTTAAGGCCATGAGTTTTGACGAGGTGATAGCCGATCTCTCTTGCCAAAGTAGACTTGCCGATGCCTGAGCCAGCAGTCATGAGAGTTAACTCACGTTTGCGAAGACCATGCAACTTTGCCTCTAACTTTGGGTACGGTATTGAAAATCCTGGAGCAACTACTGACAGCAAATCATCCATCGAAATATCAGCACCTGACAGGATACCATCCGGTCTAAATGCCTTTGCCTCGTAGACAGCTTGCATCAACTCTTTGCCACGGTGAGCCACTAGCATTTCGCCAGCATCCTTTAACGGCAATGAGGCTATGAAGGCTTTGCCCGGACTGAGTAACGCAGCACATTCATGAGCCGCTTCAATACCCGCAGAATCTTGATCCATCAGGAACACTACATTTTGGAACGACTCAATGAATTCAAGCGCGGATTTGATATCACCCTTACTTGACTGTGCGCCTGACTTTACTGACACCACAGGCCACGATGAATTAGTCACGGTTGCATAAGCGAGGCAGTCAATCTCTCCTTCGGTAATGACGAGGCGTTTGCCACCCATCTTCCAAAGGTGCTGCCCAAACATCTGGGCTTTCTTCATGTCACCTGTACTGCGAAAGTCTTTACCAGCGTAGCGTAATTTCTGTGCGACTGTGTGTCCCATAGCATCACGATAGGCTGCTATCTGTACTGTGTTTCCCTTGGCATCTTCGCCTACGGAATATCCGAATTTCTTACAGACCATGTCATCAAGGTTTCGCTTGGCTAATGATTTGTAAACACCCGTAGGTAGTAAGTCTAATTTCTTTGTGGTCATGCTAATCGCCTTCGGTTTATCATTCGGGGGTGTCTTACCACCGCAACTGAAACAGGTTCCCCACCCCTCAGAGTTGACTGAGTAACCATCGGTGCTGGAGCATCCGCTTATAGGGCAGGGCTTGTGGGTTTCTATCCATTCGGACATAGGTCTTCCTACTTGTAAGGTTTGTCTTCGATAGGTTCAAACCAGATGTGAATACCGCAGGGTTCATCACCAACGCAATAGCGTTTGCTTGCCAGCAGTTCAACGATCTGATCATCATCATTCCAAAACCTTTCGGCCTTGGTCATTACATCAAGTGGGCCTTTGATGTAGTTGTCTATGTCTCCACGCGGGAATCTCAGCTTGCCTTGCTTGGGCTTAGTTACTACACACTCCATCCACAGTCGTAGTGGTCTGTCAGTGATAGTGAACTTGGCTTGATTGCAGATAGGCTGAGCGTCTGTGCGAAACGCTTCGTAGTTCTTGCCATAATATGCACCGAACCTCCCTATCCGAGGACGGGAGGCTGGCACTGGCTGAACGGGTAAGAGGAAGTAGGAGGCATTGACGGGTATATTAAAAGTCGTCTGGCTCTGCTTCATTTGATGATCCTGATTGGGGTTCTTCTTGAGAAGTTGCAGGAATGCTTGACGCGCTAAACTCAGTCGAGTATCCCGACACATCATCGAACTCGTCACCACCGCCACTGTCGTTACCGCTGCGTTGTGCAAGCAACTGGACGTTGCGTAACTGCATGGCAATACCTTTCATGCCGCCAGCGGTGTATGGGATTAGCACGGCAGACACACGAATGGTGTCACCACTACTTACGAAAACATCTTCGGGTAGTTCTTTGCGTTCTGCATCGACCATACCGGGCTGGAACTTTGATTTGGTAGTCAGCATAAACATGCCACGCAAATCTTCTTTGCCTTCCTTTTCGTCTGCGATGTCATCACCTGACTTGATCGGAGAGCGATATGTTTTAGGTAGCTTGCCCCACTCAGCAATAGCTGCGTCTTCAACAGCCGTGTTGATACGAGCGATAGCTTCTGACACACCCTCTTCATCAGGGTTCATCATTAGGGTTACTTTGTACTTGCCATCTGAGAACTCATGCCCTTGGTCTGGGCGAGCGATCCATGCGTACTGTGCAGTGCCTACTGGAGATAATACTTTGATGAAATTTTTCTTAGCCATTCTTGAGATCCTTTAGATATCGTATTGATTTTGTAATTTGTCTGGGTCAATACCCAAACTTTTAAGTTTTATACAAAGGTCAACCGGGAGTGGGTGACCGTTCATGAGGTGAGTCATAACTTTAGAAGCGAGTTGTGAATCACCGAGCCTGAGTAGTTCAAGCATTGCTGTTACCTCGAC